CCGGTTGTGTGACCCCTACAGGGTTGTAGGGGGAGTTGTTGTTCTCATAGCTGGTGGTGGTAGTGTCACTTGCCGTGTGAGCTTAACACGGTAGCTTAGACATCCTCCACAGGATCTTCGCTGCTCTTACAGGAACAGTCCGGATAGTAACTCGGACACTCCTCTAATGCCGGACGCGGTCATTCCAACCGGTCCAGGCATAGCGGATAGGGCAGTGAGGCTTGATTTAAGCAAAGATTTCACACGTTCCCACATCGTGGCATTTTCAGCACACGGGACGGCCACAGGCAGACAGCGTGCGATTCGGCGATACTCACGCAGGGCGATTTCGTCGAGCGGAGGCGAATCGTGAGCGTATTGGTAAAGTGTGGCGTTGGGGGTGGGGCGGTATTCTATACAAGCCCAGTTCTTAAAGGTGGCGACGTTGGTGGCACCAGTAGGAGTAGTTACTTTGATTATAATGGCGTCCATCTTGCCGAATCCAGTGATGCCGCTAACCCCCTCAGCACCTCCGTCAAGGCCGAACGGCTGACCGCTCTGTGCCACAGTGACGTTGGCTGGGGGTAGCGTCTGGACTCCCTCGAGTATATTTGTGAAAATAAACTCGCTGTCATTACAGACGCTAGAGGCATACACTCCTTTGATGAAAGATTCGGTGTAGTTGTCTTGCGAGATGAACGAGACACTCTCAAGTCCTTGCAATGCATGACTGAGTTGTGAGGTGGGTACTACATTCGCAACTGGATACTGTACTGTAGACATTTTAATTGGTGCTTTCCATACTGATATGGTTCCGCCATATTGCATCATGTTAGAGCTGGGGTACAACCCGCAGTTCATTGACGCATAACGGAAGCTGCTAACGCTCGCCGATCTCGCGGTTGCTGTCGCACCATATAGCGACGGGAAGCCGGGATACGGGACAGCAGTGAAGTTATCGGTGGTGGCAATCGCTGCACCGGCTGTCTTTTGGAGACGCCAATACGCAATGCCAGGGGTAGGCAGCACAAGTAGGTATACATCTGTATTAGGTGGGAATGATGGTGTGTCTGTTAGTACATCCTTACGGGCCAATACTTTGCCCTCGAATTTGTCCGGGATTCCTTTACCAGGATCAGTATTGAAATCTGGTGGTGCAAAGGCACACTTAAGGAATGCTAACCCGGGTTCCGTGAGCTGCGCTAGGGCAGTGATGTTAGACATCGCCCTGCGCGGCCGCCTGGGGCGGCGCTGGCGGGGTGGTCCGCGGCGGCTCTGTTTTAGGCCGGCGGCGGTTACGGCGACGGTTGGCTGGCTTGGAACGCGGTTGGTTCGCAGCTGGCGCGGCCGTTGTTGTTTGCGTGGCATGGTGTTCAGGAGGTTGTGTCAAAACCGGGGGGTGTTGGTGCCGGATCGATTTTCCCTTTCGCGAGGATTGCGCAGGCCTCGTCGATCGCTCGGTTGAAGCGTTCGACGTCGAGGGGGCCGATGACGCCGTTGGAGCGGTAGTGTTCGTGCTTGGCGACAGCTGCGAGAGCCGACTGTCGCAAGTGACAACTATATTTACCGAGCCAAGAGTCTCGGGCGCGCTGGAGGTCTGCATAGGACTGGCTGTTATGGGACATTCTACAGGTTCAAAAACCGGCTGCGCCGGCCCAAGGATATCATCTCCAATGGCAGCTTGGATCTTGTGTTTAACAAGATGGCTCGTATTGAGGATGCCATCGGGGAGAGTCTCGATAGAAGTAGCATTGGCGATCAGCTCCTCTATGTCTTCGAGCTCGCTGGCATCAAGGTCCAGTAGAGCACACATGAGGTCAGCTAAAGTCGCTGTGTCTTCCTGGGGCCACGGGCCCTGGTCTAGCCGATATTTCTCATCTCTAGTAGGCTCAGACGTTGGTTCGTCGAGCAACTCCAAGACCTTCCTGCACCATGTACCAATGATAGGTGTTTCACTATCGGTGACAAGGTACCCGCGAGCACGGTGATATAGCGCATCGCGGTCGGATGTGGACGTTGGGGCGGTGGTGAGATGTAGCTTTGCCAGAGTCCGAATAGGGTCTTGCATAGACGTACGGTATAGAACGGGGTTGGGATGGTGGCGCCCGAGGTATAGGATCGGGGATCCATGTGGAAAATACAATGATTCCATCTTATGGCCGAATAACCCAGTGACTCTTTCCAAAGTTTCACCTAGACCGGGTAGGGCAGCTCGTATGCCGTCGTCAGAGGCGCTCAACACCCATGTACATATATTATCCCACGCCTGGTCGGCGGGAATGCCACGTTCGCGTTCTGTGATGTATTGATGACGTATCACAGCGATATTGTTGTCATTGGTGGTTCCTGGAGACCCGCTGATTTGCGACGTCAGCGTACAATATCTTTGCCCGGTGGTCGTGCTGGCGCGCACGTTGGTGTCTTGGGCAAGTACTCGTGCGAGTACGGGGCGGTCTGATGCGCGACACCAGCGTGTATAAGCCCGCGCTTTAAAGTCTTTATCAGATTTACTGATATGGCCATCTAATCTAGAGTAGTCAGATATGATAACTCCTCCGGGATAGTCGCATATCTGTCGAAGCCGATCACTAATTTGTGAAGGAGTCATGGAAGACGCGAAGAAAGGTTTATCCTTGAGGACATCCTCCTTGAAAGCATAGGTAAAAGTGGAATATGTCAGTTGGTGTGCATTATCGACGGTACTTATGTTCCTAGGATCTGTGATGTTGTTATAGGCTTCGGCCTTTATGAAAGCTTTGACAGAGTTGACGTAGTTCTGCGTGAGGGACGGGAGGGCGCGTTCAGCTCTGGCGCGTTGTACGGGACGTTGTTGTGCTTCGATAACGCGCTCTATGGTCCATGGCACTCCAGTGCCTGCCTCTGGAACGAGGAACTGCAATAATTCTTCGTCATAGGATTTCCAGGCGAGAGGTGGCATGTTGGTATTTTGGGTGCGCAGGACACGACCTGTAATAGTGGCGTGGTCGTTGTTGACGCCGCGAGCTGGGAGCACTGCTGGATCTGTAGTGAGGGGTGGGGCTACCGCACGGCCACAAGGTCTACCGTCCTCGGTTGCGAGCGGATGGAGAGTCTGGAAGGTCTTCGCAGGGGGGATGGAGGATGTGGCGACGATGTCTGCTGCTGTTGGTGTTCTGAGCAGCTCGAACAGTATGGGCGCTTTAAGGGCGGCATTCGAGATTTTAGGCTCAGCGGCTTGTAAGAGCCTCTCGACATCGGCGATGACGGGTTTACCGGCCCGACTGTGGCGGATTTTGATCGCGTCATATAGATCAATGGGTATTGTGACGGAATGGGTAGAGCGATTGCATGCTACGGATATTGTGTTATCAACAATATTTCGCACGCAGCTCATATCGCCAGTGGTTAGGCGGAGCCGGTCAATGCCGAGTTGTTGGGGGGGGGGATAGCAATGCGCGGGAACGGATGTAACGGGATAATAACCGACAATGCGACGTTGTGGGTCGAACTCACATGTGTGTTGCTCCACGACATAAGTGAGCAAGTTGCCGGATTTATCCTGGACCGAGACGAAGTCATGGTTGTGGTCCCAGAGCTGGTGTCTGTATGTAGCTCCCCCACTAACACGATAGACAACCTCGTTGTTGTCAATGGAATAGTTGCCATCGGTTGTGGGGCCACCGGCAGATGTGGGGACAAATGTGTATAGCATGATAGGGTTTCCGTACTGCAGATATCGGTTGAAATCTACGTAGTAATCCACATCTATCATGATTATGACGTTGTCGGCGGTGATAGGGTCGTCTCGGAACTCTTTATTGTAGTCCCGTTGCATAAAGTAATAACGGCATCCATCATAAACGTCGCGCTTTGACATGGACACGCTATAAGGGCGAAAGCCGGCATTTAGTATGACTTCTTCGATGCGAATGGCTACAGAAGTTCTGTACTGGGCGGCATTCGGGTGCGTGTGGTCACTCGGGACTGGAATGAGAGGGACGCTGCGTAACTTGTGGTGCAGCACTTTGCGATAGTCCGTGGGTACGACTGTCTTGCGCTTGTGCATCCGTCTACTCAGTCGCACTATGTCGTTACGGCAGAGAACTTTGCGTACATAATCGACACAGCGGCGGAACGGTGCGCTGGCGCGGGGGCGGTACTCCGTGCTGCCGCCCATCTTGCGAGGGGGGCATGGTTCACGGGTAGCGGTGAACATGTCGGGGTTACTTTTCACTACTTCTGGTGAATCAATACGTGAG